AGGGGTTCTCGAAAGCGGAGTTTATAACGAAGATTTAATGTTAAATCAATCGGTATCCGTATGACACAACAACGAGGGAGTGCATTGCCTCCCTCTGTTTTTATGAAAACAAAACAAATAGCGAGGTGGTGATGAATGGCAAGAGCAAGAAGCCCAAGCAGTATTGAAGCAGAAAAGCTATACCAGGATGGGATGAAACTGGTTGATATTGCGAAGAAAATCGGCGTACCGGACAGCACTGTCCGCAGATGGAAATCTACCCAAAAATGGGATGGAAATAAAAGCGAACAGAGTAAAAAAAAAGAAACCGAACGCTCGGATAAAAAGAAACCGAACGCTCGGAAACCAAAAGGAGCGCCGAGAGGGAATAAGAATGCTGCTGGCCATGCCCCATCTACCCCTAAAAGAAATAAAAACGCAGAAACACATGGAGCCTATTCCAAGGTATACTGGGATACCCTGGACGATGAAGAACTGGGCATGATTGAAAGTATGGGGGATTCCGAGGAAGAACACCTGCTTATGCAGCTGCAAATGTTCTCCATACGGGAGCGCCGCCTGATGCAGAGGATCAAGCACTATCGGGAGCTGGAAGCGGAGAACCATGGGCTTTCCGTAAAAGCGGCATCCAAGACCAAAAAGGTGGAGGATGTGACAGATTTTGATGGAGAGAGTGCCGGTGCTGGAAAATATAAGAAGGTGACAGAAACCAGCGTCACGCACACGGAAGCTGTCATGAGCAGCATAATGGCCCTGGAGGCTGAATTAACCAAAGTGCAGAGGGCAAAGACAAAGGCTATAGAGGCACTGTCAAGACTCAGGACGGAGAGCCAAAAGCTGGAGAATGAAGAGGCTGGCAATGATATTGTGAAGACCTGGGCCCAAAAAGTTTTAGAGGCAAGGAGGCAGCGGGATGAAAAATGAAAAATGGCTTGAAGAATTCCTTGATGAAAGCATCCCGCTGTGGCGAGGCGATCCGGTTTTATTTATGCGCGAGGTATTGCTGTTTGAACCGGATGATTGGCAGATCGAGGTGGCCTATGATTTGAGGGATTATCCGAGAGTGTCAGTCAAATCAGGGCAAGGTGTCGGGAAAACCGGTGAGGAAGCGGCACTGCTTCTTTGGTTCCTGGTTTGCTTTCCGTATCCGCGCATTGTGGCCACGGCCCCTACAAAGCAGCAGCTTCACGATGTATTGTGGTCTGAGGTTGATAAGTGGATGAATAATTCTCCGCTACTCCCAATGCTCCTTAAATGGACCAAAACATACGTTTACATGATTGGATATGAAAAACGCTGGTTTGCGGTGGCAAGGACAGCGACCAAGCCGGAGAATATGCAGGGATTCCATGAGGACAATATGCTCTTCATTGTGGATGAGGCATCGGGCGTAGCAGATCCGATTATGGAGGCAATTACCGGTACTCTGGCCGGAGCCAATAACAAACTTCTGCTGATGGGCAATCCGACAAAGACCAGCGGCACGTTTTATGAAAGCCATACTGTAGACAGGGCCTTGTATCGCTGTCATACGGTAAATGCGGAGCATAGCAAGCGTACCAATAAAGAGAATATCGATGCTATGAAGCGAAAGTATGGGGAGCGCAGCAATGTGGTCCGTGTCCGTGTATATGGGGAGTTCCCAGAGCAGGAAGATGATGTGTTTATCCCTATCTCGTTTCTGGAGCAGAGTATCAAAACCGAAATGTCAGAGCCTACAGCCAGAGCATTCGGGAAATACCGGGACGGCGCCGGGAATCTCCAGCCAGTAGATGTGAGCGGAGTGGAGCTGATTGAGATAGGCTGCGATGTGGCCCGGTTTGGTGATGATAAAACCTGCATTGGGTACCGGGTAAATGAAGTAGTCCAGATTTATAAAAAATACAATGGAAAAGATACCACCTGGACGGCCAGCATGATAGCACGACTCTATAAGGAATTGAAACGACGGTTTCATTTTCAGGGGCAGATTGGCGTGAAGGTGGATGATGGCGGTGTCGGCGGCGGTGTTGTTGATCAGCTGAGAAACTGGAAACGTTCTGATCCGGAAGTGTTTGGGGATATGGCTATTCTGGCAGTGAATTTCGGAGTGCCAATAAAGCACCGGCATTATGCGGATTCGACAACCTATATGATGGGGGTAGTAAGGGATCTGATTGCGCCATATGATGATTTCGGACACCAACATGTTCCGGAAGTTATATTGCCGGATGATAGTGATCTTATCGGCCAGCTGTCCTGCCGGAAACTTGAATTTTGCAGTAACGGAAAACAGAAAGTAGAAAGTAAACAAGACATGAAAGACAGGGGGCTTTCCTCCCCGGATGAAGGGGACTGTATCCTGCTTGTGTGTTTGCCAATGAATTATAAAAAGAAGGGAGGCAAGGGCTGATGGATGAAAAGAAAGCTCCTGCACCAAGAGTCGATGTGAAAATAATAAAATCATCCAGTATGGATGCGCCGACAGTGTTTTACACACAGCAGAAGGTGGAGAAGTCAGACAAGGGTGAGCAGCTGGATCCGTCCACACAGAAATCTGCTTCTGACTGGATCCCCCATGCCATCGATATGCGCGGTCTGAAGCTCTTGGTTGATAATTCCACGATTTTGCCACAGTGCATCAGAGCATATAAGAGCAATATTGCCGGTTTTGGTATTTCTGTGAGATACGCAGAGGATTATGATGCAGAAACACCAGAGATGAAAGCAGAATGGGATACTTTGAAACAGATCATAGCTCTTCTCAATATGGATATGCAGACAAAAGAGGTATTTGAAAATGTCATCCGTGACCGGGAGACATATGGAATATCTTATTGCGAGGTTATCAGGAACCAGGCCCAGGAGGTTGTGGAGCTACAGTTCATCATTGATACGCCGTCCATTGATATGACATATCCGCTTCGGCCATATGTGGATATGGAGTATTTTTACAAGGGGACAGCAATTAACAGAAAAAAGAAGTTTCGCAAGTTCCGGCAGAATGTAGGCGGTAAGACGGTGTATTTCAAGGAATTTGGAGATCCCCGCATCATGGATAAAAGAAATGGCGAGTACATAGGTGAGGCGGATGCTCCTATCGACATAGACGATCAGGCCAATGAAATTATCGAATTCCGTATTGGGAGTATGCCATACGGAGAAGTCCGCTGGATCGGGCAAGTGCTTACCGTGGATGGGAACCGAAGGGCGGAGATTCTGAATAATAATTATTTCCGGCGTGGGAGACATACGCCTCTTATGATACTGGTCAAGGGAGGAACGCTTGCAGATTCGGCATTTACCAAACTGCAAGCGTATATGGACGGCATTGAAGGAGAAAACGGACAGCACTCCTTTTTAGTATTGGAGACGGACACCTTGGAGACTACGACCGCGTTTACGGATCAGAAACAGCCGGAAGTAGAAATTAAGGATCTTGCCGCTATCCTGCAAAAGGATGAATTGTTTCAGGAGTATCAGGAAAATGGAAGAAAGAAAACGCAGTCGGCATTCCTGCTTCCGGATCTATATGTGGGATACACTACAGATTTTAACAGGGCTACGGCTCAGACAGCAATGGAGGTTACTGAAAAACAGGTATTTCAGCCGGAGAGGATGTCCCTAGCGTGGACGGTCAATCAAAAATTACTGAATGGTTATCGTTTTAAGTATGTGGAGGCGCAGTTTGACGAGCCGGACATCACCAATCCGGATGATATTCAGAAGATACTGAACATCACGGAACGGGCTGGCGGCTTGACACCCAATACTGCTAAATCTCTGACCTATGAAGTCTTGGGGAAGGACGGATGTGAGGACTATGAAGGGGATTGGGGAGACGTTCCGCTTGTTTATACAAAAACGCTCTCACAAAGCCAGCAGGCGGGTTTATCAGCTGAACCGTTGGGAAGCCTGTCGGTGCAGAATAACAAGCCTACAGGTCAAAAGAGAGAGCCTCAGAAGGCAAAGAGAGTGGTCACGGACGGAGAGATTGAGCAGCTTGACGGGCAAATTCAGAAAGCGGTCACTGCCGATGCGGACATCGTTCCTATTATGCTGGAAATTCGGAAAGCACTGAAGGGGTATCGAGAGAAAGAGGGTGAGTGATATGCCGAGGCAATTAAAATATTACCAGGCGATTGCAAAAGCTCTCATATCAAATGCTGACGGAATCATAGAAGCTATAGACCAGTATCTTGCAAAAGCCGATGATGAGTTGTCGGATGTGCTGGCTGATGAAGGGTATGCTGAGGCGGAAGATTCGGTCAAAGCAATCAATGTCGTACAGGAAGCGATAGCGGAGATACTCCAGAATCAGACGGATGATTTTGTGGAGGCGTTGGAGGCGGCGCAGGATTCTGACTGGGAGGAGGTACAAAAGAAAGTTTCTGAGATGCTTGACGGAGACGATATTGCGGAGCAGGTTCAGGAAACCGCTACAGATATGTTCCAAACAGAGGTTCTTAAGTTGGCAACGGTTTATATGCAGGAAACAGACGGAGATCTGGTGGTTGATGTTATCCGGCAGAGGACAAAAAACTGGATTTCCTCTTGGAGCCAACGGTTAGGGCAGCTTATGAAAATAAATACCCACCAGCAGATAACGGATATTATCCAGAGAACAATAGATCGGGGAGAAGGCATTGAGACGCTCACGCGGAAAATAATGGATGGAGGCTGGCGAAATGAGCATTACCAGGCACGGCGGGTAGCCGTTACCGAAGTGCTACGAGCACATTCAGTTGCTAGGGAAGAGGCGATTCAGCAAAGCCCATCTACGGATCGGAAGGAATGGCGGCATACTGGGGCGCATAAAAATAAGCCTCGCCCAAATCATGTAGACATGGATGGCCAGATTGTTCCAAAGGATAAACCGTTTGAATTACAGGGGAGAGATGGTGTTGTCTATCATCCCATGTATCCCAGAGATCCAATCCTCCCTGCCAGCGAAACTGTGAATTGCCATTGTATCCACAGGGGAGTTGCGGCAGATGATGCTCTCGGAATGAGCCTGGAGGAGCGGCGACAGCTTCAGCAAAAATATATTGAGGAGGATGATGGCGCATGGAAAAAGGAA